GCTGTCAATATACGAAATCACAATAGACTTATCGGCATTGATGCCCAGACAGTCATCGTTACTAGAGATCCAGTGGTCACAGATGTCGGAACAGAACTTCACACACGTTACATTCCACAGGATACTAGCGGAGGAGGGTCTCAGAAATCCACTGGAATATCAATCTTCAATCGAGACGAAGAATGGGTNATGGGTCATCCGACCATAGAGACGACCTATATGTGGAGATACACAAACAACAGTGGAGGCTCAGTAGATATGAGTTTTCACTTCAATGGTTATCAATAAGGAGAACATTATGCAAATCTGGACAGGTTTCAAGGACTGGCTCTATTCTGCTTGGGTCGCTCACCCTATCTACACAATCATGCTAGGCGGCGGATGCTTTCTGCTCGGTGCCTTCATTCTCTGAGGAATGATCCTCAATAACCGTGGTCATGGACCGCAAATACAAGGAGACCGGTTATGGAACCGATCGAACTAATCTACGATAGCATGGAAGCCGTTCCGGCTGCTGTGAAAGGCCTCTACACTGAGAAGGATGGCAAGGCCGTTCTTACTGGTGTCGTAGGCATGAAGACCCAAGCGGACATCGACCGCATCCAGGAAGGTCTACGCAAAGAGCGTGAAGACCATGCCAAGACCAAAGCTGATCTCAAGCCATTCAAAGGCATGAACGCTGCAGAGGTCCAGGAAAAACTCGACCGGATTGACGAACTGGAAGCAACGAACGGCGGTAAGCTGGATGAAGAGGCTATCAACAAGATTGTTGAAGGTCGTCTCAAGCAACAGACCGCTCCGCTCCAGCGCAAGATCGATGAACTGACTGATACCAATGCCACGCTGACCGCTGATAACGACAAGCTGACCGGGACTATCTCGACTGGCTCGCGTAACGAAGCAGTCCGCAAAATCGCAGCCGAAATGAAGGTTCACGGCACTGCAATCGCAGACGTTGAACTGGTGGCAGCTAACTACCTCGAGAAAGACGAAACCACTGGTAAGTGGATTGTCAAGGCTGATGCCGAAGGGGTGACTCCTGGATCTGACATCGGACAGTTCATGAAAGAGATGCAGAAACTGCGTCCTCACTGGTGGCCGAAATCTACTGGTGGCGGCGCTGGTGGTGGTCTCGACGGTGTCAATGGTGGCAAGAACCCCTTCTCGGGTGATAGCTGGAACTTGACCGAGCAAGGTGCGCTCATTCGCTCTGACCGCGAACTAGCCACTCAGCTCGCTACTGCGGCTGGGACAAGCATCGGTGGCGAACGCCCCGCTGCAACTCAGCAGAAATAACCTGTTGCAATCTTCTGCAACTTGATGTAAACAACTTGTCATGCGCTTCCATGGGACGCGCCTGACATTCCGAACCTCGGCTGGTCATGGGACTAGCAATCTTCTAGCCATGAACATCTTAGGAAAGGACAAACTCCATGGCCTCTGGACACACTTCAATCGCGGACATCGTCGTCCCCGAAATCTTCACTCCTTACGCTTTGAAGGAAACTGAAGAAAAATCTCGCCTTATCCGTTCTGGTGCCGTGGTCGCTGATGGCGAAATGGCTGACATGCTGAATGGCGGCGGTCTTACCTTCAATATGCCGACCTATGACGACCTGGACAACGACGTTGAACGCGTCGCTGATGAAAGTGTTCGCAATACCTTCACTGGCGGTGTGGTCGATCCCACTCCAAACAAAATCGGCACCTTCACAGAAGTCTCCGTTCGTCTGGAACGCAACAACTCTTGGACTGCAACCAAGCTGGCGAAGCTGATGTCGGGCGATGACCCTGCCGCAGCCATCCAGTCGCGCGTTGCGGACTATTGGGTGCGTCGTCAGCAAGCCTGCTTCGTCAGTGTCGTGAACGGCATCTTCGCCGATAACGCTGCTGCTCCTGCTGGCACTGAGCACGTTCAGAACGACATGACCAATGACATCTCTGGCGTCGGTTACACTGCTGGCGTGACTGACTTCTCGGCCGAAGCCTTCGTCGACACTACGTTGACAATGGGCGACAGCATGGAAGATCTGTCCATGATCATGGTCCACTCGGTCGTCTACGCTCGTATGCTGAAGAACAACCTGATCGACTTCATCCCAGACAGCGTGAACGGAACGCGATCACTGTCCCGACCTTCCTTGGTCGTGAAGTCATCGTTGACGACGGTCTGCCCGTCTCCGGCTCGATCTACGAAAGCTGGGTCTTCGGTGCAGGTGCTATCGTGTTCGCACAGGGCTCGCCTGACAAACCTACCGAGGTTGACAATCAGCCTGGAGCGGGTAACGGCGCTGGTCAGGAAATCCTCTACAACCGTGTCCGCTGGGGCTTCCACCCTAAAGGTCACGCGTATGATGGAGCAACTCCTGCTGGTGGTCCGAGCAACGCAGTCTTGGCCGCAGCGGCTTCGTGGAAGCGCGTCTTCCCTGAACGGAAGCAAATCAAGATTGCTCGCTTGATTTCTCGCGAAGCATAATCCTAGCGGGGAGCGGCTTCGGTCGCTCCCTTTTCACTCTTGGGCTAGGAGGTAATCATGGCTCGCCAAGGTACACCACGTCTACGGCATCTTTCACACCGCGCACTTGCACGGGTCAAGCGACAGCCGTTGATTTCCGATTTCATTACGGAACGCGCAGGCACTCTCACTCAGTACGCTGATGAGGATGCAGTGTGGGCCGCTCTTCACACGACTAAAGCTGTGACTGTTGCAGCCGAAGTCGATATCCCATAAGGAATATATCATGGATGATCTGAAAGACAAAATCATTGAAGCGCTCGGCTTGATGGATGCAATGGATGACGAGCAGTGGACTGCTGATGGTGCGCCCAAAGTGGACGCCGTTGCTGCACTCGGTGATCTGGAGAACCTCAAGCGTCAGGACATCATTGATGCGGCTCCGAAGTTCTCCCGTGAAAATCCTGACGTCACCGTCGAGGACGAAGGTGGCGAGGACGAAGCTGAGGTCGAAGAGAACACGCAGGGTTACAAACATCCTGAAATCGTTGAAGCCCAAGAGGCCTACGACGAGATCGTGAGGGCCAAGGCCGAAGTTGAAGCTGAGTTCGTGAAACGCGGCGACAAACTGACCGAGGTCACCAATCGTCTGGTGTTTGAGCGTCAAGACAAGCAGGCTAACCAACGCGGCATCATGGACGTCATCAAGAAGTCCAACGAGGCTCGTGCTGCTCGCGCAGAAGCTTTCCAGCGGAACCGCGCCTTGCTGATGGACCAACCGCCTCTGTCTCCACTGGACGAAGCTAAGAAGGGCGAAAAGAAAATTCGCCCTAAAATGTAAGGAAAGAAAATGTTAAAGCGCAGAAAGAAGTCTCGTAAACTGGCGGCTGCGCTTTACTACGCTCGTAAGAAGCGACTGGCGCGGATTGCAGCCTCTTAAGGAAAACCATTATGGCCATCATCGTAGAAGACGCAACAGGCCTCGCCACCTCAGAGTCTTACCTTTCCTATGTAGACTATGTTGCTTATTGGGCTGACCGTGGCGTTACAACAACGGCTGACGCTGGCACACCTGACGAAGCCACCACAGAGCCTCTCCTGCGTCTTACCACAGAATACATCGATATCCGCTGGGGCAAGCTGGCTCCTGGACTTCCAATCTCTGATGACCAAGCCTTGTGCTTCCCGACTGACTATTTCATCGTCGATCCAGTGGCGCTGCCAATTCAATTGCAGCGAGCCACAGCCGAATATCTCCGGTACAGCCTGACCAACGATCTGTTCCTCAACAACGACAGATCAAATGGTCCAGGCATCAAGCTACTGCGGGAGAAAGTTGGACCGATTGAAACTGAGACTGAATACTCTGGTTCCGGCCTTGGCTCTACTGGTGCGAAGCATCCTATCGTAACCAAGGCTGACGCACTGATGCGCCAGATCACACAAGGTTCAGGTCAGGGAGGCGTTTATCGCTAATGGTCGACTACGTCAAACTCGCAGCAACAGCAGATCGTCTTGTCACTGCCAACGGGCGGTCGATTACTTTTGTTCGCAAGTCAGAAGTGGCGGCGGATCTGGACAAGCCGTGGGGAGCCCAAGCGGGAGCGGATACAGAGTTCACTACGAATTCGGTCTTCGTACCTCCGAACACGGTCCGTCAGTTCGGTCTTACTGCTCTTGGGCAAGGTACGGAATTCCAAGACCTGATAGCCTTCTCAGATTACATTGGTATCTTCTTTCCTGGAACAGAGGATATCCGACAGTACACTCACGTCATTGATGGAGCCGAGACGTTTGGCATCATCGGTCTGCAAATCCTGAAACCTGCAGACGTTCAGCTACTTGGTTTTGTGGGGATACGCCGATGAGCCTGACCTTCGCACAAGCAGTTGACGACATCAACAAAATGATGAAAGACGCATGGGACACAACAGGCTACGATCTGCATTGGGACAACGTGCGTGATCAACGTGATACCTCGGATGATCCTTGGGGCGTGTTCGTTATCAGACATGCAACAGGGGAACAAGATAACCTCGGTGGAATTGGAAATCGCAACTTCGTGCGAACCGGAACAGCCATCGCATCTATATTCACTCCAACCGGAAATGGCTTGTCAGAGTCTTACGCATTGGCTAAAGTGGTGGCCGACGCATATGAGGGTCAGACATCGGAAAATGGCGTATGGTTCAGAAATGTCCGTATGCAAGAAATCGGTCGAGAGAGCCAATTCTATCAAACCAACGTGCTCATTGACTTCGAGTACAATGAAACAAAGTAAGGAGGCCTTAAATGGCACAGGTCAATAAGATCGACTCCAATATCACAGGCCTCGCGTTTGCTGAGGAAGCTGTGCTTGGTAGTCTTCCAGGAGAGGATGGTCAGGCCGGAACGCCTGTCTGGCAGTCGCTTGCTCCGAACAGCTACAACGACTTCGGCGGTGAAATCGTTACTGTGGCTCCGAACCCGATTAACCCATCTCGTCAGCGCCGTAAAGGTGTGACAACTGATCTCAATGCTTCCGGTGGTATCAACCAGAACTTCACGTTCTCGAACTTGACCAGCCTGATGCAAGGTATCATGTTCGCCGACACCCGTGAAAAGGGTTATGAAGAACCGACTGGTGTCACTGGCGCTGTTTTTGAAGTGGCCTCGACAACTGGCTTCCTCGTCGGCTCGCTGATCAAGGGTCAGGACTTCTCCAACGCTGGCAACAACGCTCTGCAAGTCGTGACTGCCATTGTGGCTGATACCTCTGTCGCATGTGCAGCAACGGTCGTTGAAGCTTCTCCTCCTACCCGTGCGAACATTCGCGTCGTTGGTGTTGAAGGTGCAACCACGGACATTGATGTTGACAACACTGGCACTCTGCCTGCTCTGACGTCGACCGCTCTGGACTTCACTACCCTTGGGCTGGTCGAAGGTCAATGGGTATTTGTCGGTGGTGATGCTGCACTCAACAAGTTCGTCACTGCTGCGAACAACGGTTTCAAGCGGGTTCGCTCGATTGCTGCTCAGCGCCTTGAGTTCGATAAGTCGGACGCGGCAATGGTCACTGAAACTGGCACCGCATTGGAAATCCGCTTGTTCTTCGGCGACGTGGTTCGCAACGAAACAGGCGCACTCATCAAGCGTCGCTCGTACAATGTCGAACGTCTCTTGGGTGCTCCCGACGATGCTTCTCCTGGAGACATTCAGACAGAAGTTCTGATCGGTGCGGTTCCGAACGAATTTACCCTGAACGTTCCATCGGCTGACCTGCTCAACGCAGACATCAGCTTTGTGGCCACAGACAACGCTCAGCGTGACGGACCAACTGGACCCAAGCAGACCAGCGTCATCGCACCGTTCACTGCGAAGGAATACAATACTTCCAGCGACGTGAACCGCATTCGCTTGTCGGTTGTCAGTCAGACTGATCCGGCTCCAACTGCACTGTTCGCTTTCGTCACCGAGGCAACTATCAGTCTCAACAACAACGTGACGCCAAACAAAGCGGTCGGTGTCCTCGGCGCGTTCGATGTGACTGCTGGTACATTCACTGTCTCCGGCAATCTCACAGCCTATTTCTCTAATGTGGCGGCGGTTCTTGCGGTTCGCAACAACTCCGACGTCACGCTGGATATGGGCTTCGTTCGTGACAACCAAGGCGTCATCTTTGACTTCCCACTCATCTCACTCGGTGACGGTCGTCTTAGCGTTGAGGTTGACCAACCGATAACTCTTCCACTCGCGACTGACATGGCTTCCGGTGAGGACGTTGACGCGGCTCTCGACCACACCATGTTGCTCACTTACTTCAATTACCTGCCGAACGCAGCGTAATCATAACCTCCCCTGAGGGCGTCCCTGTAATGGGGGGCGTCCTTATTATAACCCAAGAAGGAAATATATCATGGGCATGTACGACACATTCGAAACAGATCAAGCACTGGAAGCTAATGGCGTCTGGCTTGATTACGGAGACTTCCGCGTTCTGCTGGCCTCTGCTGGTCAGGGTAACAAGAACTATGTTCGCTATGCCGAAAAGAAACTCAAGCCTGTTCGCCGCGCTCTGGAGTCTGGTGCTCTGAGTAACGAACGTTCGCAAGCGTTGATGGCCGATATCTACGCCAAGACCATTATCCTGTCGTGGGAAACCATGCAGGGCGAAGGCGATAAGAAAGCCATGAAGGTCGGCATTGAAAGTCGCGACGGAAAGATCCTCCCGTTCAATGAAGCCAACGTCGAAGAAGCCTTGCTGGCTCTGCCTCGTTTGTTCATGGACTTACAGGAACAAGCCGCCTCGCTGGCTAACTTCCGCAAGGAGGAAATGGACACGGAGGGAAAAAACTCGTCGAGTTCCTGACCTATCAGTTAGTTCAGGGACCCTCAGAACAGCAGATCATTGAGCAGTGTATTAGGACTGGCTGGGATCTGCCTGAAAAGATAGCCAGTGCCCCTAGTCTTCTTCCGGGCCTTGAACTATACTACATCGGGTTCATGGACCTTATCGCCTCAAGACAAATGGGGATGGCAGCGGGTCCGATATGGTGGGGAACAATTCAAGACTACTGCGAGAAGCATGGCTACGACGAGGACCAGACAGAGGCTATGCACTCACACATAAGGGAAATGGATTTGGCATACCTTAAACAAATCGGGAAGAAGTGAGTGAATGGCTACTCTGGCACAATTCTCTAGAAACATCAGAAGGACTGGTTCCGACATTGAAAATGGCGGGACTCGTCTTGTCAAGGCAACCTCTGTGCGTGCCTTGAAGAGTCTTGTCCGGAATACACCTGCTGACAAAGGTGTCGCTCGCTCTAACTGGCGTGTCGGCATTGGCGCTCCTACCCGATCGGTCATCGGTGCCTACGCTCCAGGATCCAAACTTGGCATCAACGAAAGCGCAAACGCATCCGCAGCAATCGCAGCGGGTCGCGCTCGGATAAACTCTGTACGGGGGACCTCTGGCGGTCTCACGACGGCAATCTATATCACCAATGCCGCTCCATACATCGGGCGGCTCAACTCAGGCTATTCTGGTCAGGCTCCAGCAGGGTTCATTGAAATAGCCCTATTGGAAGCCAAAGCGGAAATCCTAGGATTTAGGTTGTTTCAGCGATGACTACTGCAACACATAACGTCGACATCAGATTTCGCGAAACTGGCGCAAGGGTTATCAAGCGCAAGATCGATGAAATCGGCGTAGCAGCCAACTCGGCTACTCGCGGCATCTTCTTGATGCAACGTGCTCTCTTCGTCTTGGGCGGAGCAGGGATCCTTCGTGCGCTCACACGTCAGCTTGATACACTTACCAACTATGAGAACAGACTTCGCCTGACTGCAACCAGTGCAGCAAATCTAGAGGAAGTTCAGTCTCGGTTGTTCCAAGTTGCACGAGATAGCCGCACAGGATTTGAAGCTGTCGCTGACATCTATAGCCGGACTGCGCTCTCGGTCCGAGAACTTGGCATCTCGCAGGCTGAAACACTTCGGTTCACTGAAAGTCTCAGCAAAGCGACCATCATCTCTGGTGCGTCATCTCGAGAGGCTCACGCCGCCTTGATCCAGCTTGGACAAGGTATGGCATCCAACACGCTCAGAGGCGACGAACTTCGGTCCGTTCTGGAACAACTGCCATTCGTTGCAGATGTCATCGCCGAAAGTCTTGGAGTTACTCGTGGTGAATTGCGTGAACTTGGTGCTGACGGTAAGATCTCTGCGGAAACCATTCTCGAAGCATTCCGTAATGCTGAAGAGGAGATCGATCGCCTGTTCGCAAACACTGTTCCAACCATCAGCCAAGCGTTGTCCGTTGCGAATACCAACTGGCTTGAGTTCCTTGACAATATTGACGATGCGACAAATGCTTCTGGAAATCTAGCCAAGGCGATTATCGTCCTGTCAGAAAACCTTGGCCTGATCCTCGGTGTTCTCGGCTCGCTGGCACTGGCTCTGACAGCAACGTTCGCAGGTAAAGCAATCTCAGCTATTGGTAATTATGTTCTCGGTCTGCGTGGTGCAGCACTGGCTTCCACCCGCCTGTTGGAAATCGAAAACATCAGAGCAGCGACATCCGTGCGGAACAATGGTATTGCAGTCGCGGCGAATGCCCAAAGGCAGGTAGAGTTGACGCAGCGTCTGTCTCTCTTGGGTATTCAGAAGGCTCAACTGCAACAGACTGTACTCGATACTCAGTTCACTGTGGCGAACGGTCGAGCACGAAATATCTCAACTGGTCAGTTCGTTGGACTAGCTACTGCGAAAGCCAACCTCTCACGAGTGACACAACAGCTTTCAATTGTTGAAAACGCTGAACTTGTGACTGCTGGGAGGCTTGCTGGAGCAAGGGCAACGCAAACTGCTGCCACTACTACCGCCACCGCCGCTAACAGCCGCCTAGCCGCAGCACAGGCCGCACAGGGTGCAACAGCGGCACGGCTTACCGCGCTATTTCCAACGCTGGCTGGCGCAATCGGTCGAGTTGGTGTAGCATTGGCTGGATTGGCAGCATTTATCGGTCCGCTTGGTCTCATCGCCATAGCGGTCGGAGCAGTCGTGACAGCATTCGCTCTGTGGGGCAATGAGATCAAAGTAACTTCCGACGGAGTAGTTGGTCTTAAAGACTTCGTAGTCGCAGCATTCCAGTTGATGGGTGAAGCGATCGCACCATTCGCCACTTTCCTCAGAGAGCAAGTTGGGGGAGCAGTCACAGCTGTCCAAGGTTTCTTTGAAGGATTTGGAACAACAGTAGCGAAGGTCTTTGCAGATACTGTGGCTCTTGCTGTGGATGCGTTTACTTTCTGGCCACGAGTTGCTCTAG